CGCTTACCTCAATTACGTTGAGGAAGGCGGTAAAGAAGAGTTCGACTATTTCAGAATGTACCTATGGCAACAAAAGTAAAGAGTAACGTATCTGCGTTTAGATCTAAGCCTCGCAAGAAATTGCGTAGGCACACTAAGCACATGAATAAACATAACAGCGCAAAGCCTTATAACCGTCAAGGATAATGAAAGACGCTTGCTACACCAAGGTCAAAGCTAAGTACGCTGTATTCCCTTCTGCGAGGGCATCACAAGCAATTGCAAAGTGCAGAAAAGGAAGTGGAGCAGTAAGAAAAACCAAGGCGGGCTCAGATCTAAAAAGATGGCAAGCAGAGAAGTGGGTAGACACCAAGAGCGGTAAAGCCTGTGGTGCAGGAGGATCTAATGAGTACTGTCGTCCGTCAAAAAGAGTATCATCAAAAACACCAGTGACGAAGTCCGAGTTGAGTCCATCAAAACTCGCAGCAAAGAAAGCCGAGAAGTCAAGGGTTGGAATGGGTAAAAGAGTTACCAATGTAAAAAAGAAATGATACAAGGATTCCTATTCGGGTTATTGTTTGTTACCTTTACAATAGGAATTTCCTTCATCATTGGAGAAATAATTGAAAGAAGAGATGCCAAAAAATAAAATAGTTGGAAAGAATACAGCCCCTGCCTCTAATAAGGCAACAGGACGCAAGTATACTAAACAGAAGGCGTATAATGCTCGCCCTGATCAAGTTAAGTACAGGGAGGAGTTAAATGGTGAGGCCCGTAAGAGAGGGATATATGGTAAACGTGCAAGTAAAGGACTTGATCTTTCGCATAAGAAGGACGGAAAGATGATTTTGGAGAGTGCTTCAAAGAATCGTGCCCGTAATGGGAGCTCAGGCAAGAGTACCAAAAAATAAATTTGATTTTAATTGGGGCTCAGATTATCTTTGCCCTCCCTATGAACGAGTATCAAGTATTACACAACCTCAAACAAGAAGTTAAGAGGTTGAAAGCCAAGTTAAACGAAGAAAGACTGGCTCACAAAAAACAAGTAGACAAGTTACGAGAGGAAATCCTCTCTCCTAAGGTAAGCGTAAGAAACCAAAAGGATAAGTGGGAACAAGCCATGCGTTCTGTGTGCCTAACCTACGGCATGACTCCAGATGAAATCCACGAGCAATGCAGAATCAAGGAGAAGTTGTATGCCCGGCACTTATTCTGTTACGCCTGTAAGATTGAGTTGGGTATGAAAATCAATGAGATTAGCCTAGTCATCGAGAGAGACAGATCCACCGTTGAGAATGCAATCACCAAGGCGACAGATTTAATCAAGTACGATAAGCAGGTGGCGTTAAAATACGATAAGATCAAGAGGACAATGTCGCAAATGTTGTAAATAAATGCGACACAAATGTCCAGTTTTTATGTAAATTAACTGGACACAATTCGGTTATTGTCCGTATAACCCGCCATTATTTGACAATAAATTGATTTTTGGCGGAACAAGTCGTCATATAAGGCTCATTTTGATATAGTTTTGGGTGCCTTAAAGGACATTATTGTAGCATAATTGCACATTTTGATGATTAAATGAGCCAGAATTGCACAAATTGCACATTAAATTGTGAAAAAATCACAAAAAGTGTATATTTGCACTGTTCATATTTATTTGTTTAGAGTAGTAGGGGGTGGCATTAGCTGCCCCTTTTACTAAAAAGCCCACCGAAAACAATTGACTTGTGTTATCTGGAGGAAACTCAAATCGGATAACGACCCTGCAAAATGGGTGAAATGTTTCTTGGTCTCCGACATCGTCAAGGCGAGAATCTGAAATGGTTATTATTTTTATATTAGCAAAAAAGCTAGTAAACAAAGAATTAATCGGTGGGCTTTTAACCTATACGTTTACAATTTATACTTTATAGTAAACCTATAAGTTTATAACTTATCTTTGTGCTATGAAAAATTTATTTAACGCAACCGCCATTACGGTAATGACCATTGCTCTATTTTCATCTTGCTCTCCTAAGCATAGATTGGATCGTTTGATACGCAAATATCCGTATCTATCGGTTGCTGATACGGTAATTGTAAGAGATACTCTCATCAAGGAAGTTAGAGTTCCGGTGCCTGAGTATAGGGATTCATTTATTATTGAGTGCGATACCTTTATCGAAACTAAGCAGTTAATTATCTATAAGAAAGGTTCTTTCTTTGGAGTAACAGTGAAAGCAGATACCATAACTTACAGGGATACAATACCTTACGAAGTTAAAGTGGCCGGAAGAGTGATTACTAAAGAATTCATAAATTGGTGGTATATTGCAGGCGCATTCATTATTGGAATGGTGCTCGCATTATACCTAAGAAAATGAAGTTTAACCAAGAATCTTTTAATGATAATGATGCCCTAGGTAGGCAACTACTTACTGCATTCTTAGAGAAAAAGTGTCACAATGTTTCGAATAATCGTGACATATATGGTATAGATCTTGTCACCGAAAAGGACGGTACAACTTACCATTGGGAGGTAGAAATGAAGAGTAAGAGACCTTGGACTTCCAAGGATACTTTTCAGTTTGATTCTGTATCCTTCCTAGACCGTAAGAAGAAGTGGGACAATTTCTGGTATGTGGTTATCTGTAAGGAGACCCATGCTGCCATCATCTGCCACTCTAGTGTGATATTTCACGATGATTACAAACAAAAGATTTACATCAATAATGCAGATAGAAAGGGAACAGATTATTTCTTTCGTGTTCCAAAAGAAAAATGTATATTTGTGCCACCCGAAGAATTTAATTTATGAACAGAGACAATATTAACCCCAATCATTACAAGCAAGGCAAGGTCGAGGCAATCGATGCTATTCAATCATCAATGACACCAGAACAATTTAAAGGTTACTTAAAAGGTAATATTTTCAAATACTGCTGGCGTTTTGAGGATAAGGGTGGAATCGAAGATTTAAAGAAGGCGCAGTGGTATATCAATCGATTAATCGATACCATTGGGGCTCAGACAGAAGACAATCAAGTATTGTCATCATTTAGCAAGTTGTGAAAATCTATTGGACATATAGCAGAACCACATTAAAGCCCTCGGAGATCAATGCTCACGAGAAGGCTAAGGTTCGTATGTCCAGTGATAAGTATCATGTTGGTGGGCTCAACAGAGAAAAACCCTTATTTACACACTGCATTACTACAGAGGGCTACTTACACGCTATCAATTACTGCCCAGGACAAGAGGTACATTTGGCCCTAATCGGAGGAGTAAATGAGGAATGCGTTTACACAAATACAATCACCCAAAAGCAATTATTTACGCTAGGAAATATAGTACGTTTCTATATGTCTATGGGCGAGGTAATTGAAGAAGGTGATCTATCTAATTTTGACTTAATAACATGGCTAAAAGCAGTAAACAAGTAATCGAGGAGGAAATTAAGGAACTCCAGAAGCTAATTTCTTGGTGTGAGTTTTACTCCGCAGTTAATAATCCTATTGAAGCCAATAAGGCTCAGAAGGAGATTGAGGAACAGAAAAAGAAAATCAATGAGCTTAGAAAAGATTACGAAATTCCTAAAAGAAAATAAGATATCTGAGACCGATGCAATTGAAAGATTGCGTCTACAGGATTCCGATCCGGCCAAGGATTTCTATTCAACGCTCGTCTCAGCGTCTAAGCAATTAATGGATGGTGTTAAGGATAAGACCTTAGACCTTGACGACCCTTATCAGAAAGGTTTATTTCAATTATTGCAAGCAGGCGATAAGATCAATAAGAGTTTGAAACTAGCCAAGATGGAGGCGTACCCAGAACAAGATGTAGTCGAGGACAATGTCTCATTTATGGATCGGGTCTCAGGTAAAAAATGAAAAAAAGTAAGTTTGATTACGATGAGTGGTGGGCCAAGCATGGTTTGCCTACTAATGCTACCCCCAAGGAGAAGGATTTGTGGTGGGGTATGGAATTGGAATACTGGAACACAGGTCGTTTCGGATTGACAGGTGCACACTATTTTGCACTAACGCAATCAACCGTAAAGGATGCCAGAGGATTCAAAAAGAGACCAATCTGGCGTGATATCGATGAATTGATTTACGAGGGATACGAGGAAGCCAAGAGAAGTAATAATGATTTATTTATCACAAAGAGACGTGAGGTTGGATTGTCCTTAATCTTTGGGGGAATCATCCCCGTGTGGATTGCATTAACTAAGCCGGGCTCTACGACTCTCATAACCAGTGCAGATAAGCAGAGACTCGAAGAGTTATTTAAGAATAAGACTCGTATCGTTTTTGACCACCTAGACGATTACATTCGCCCCGGTGTTATCTCAACACGTCAGCAGGGTTACCTTCACCTAGGGCAGAAGAATCAAACTACTGGTTCTATAAGTGGATTGGACAGTCAGATTGTAACCAAGGAAACAGTCGACACACCAACAGCCTTTGAAGCCTATCGTGCAGCTCACGTTTTTATTGATGAAAGTATGCTACACCCCAAGGCGGATCAGGTTTACAAATCAGCACAGGCGAGTGTTAAATCGGGTTTCGTAAAGATTGCTCCTATCATTATCGGTGGTAGTGCGGGGGAATCAACCAGTGTAGGTCAGAAATTGGCTATGAACCTGTGGAATAATGCAGAGAACTTGAACATTCTAACCTTGTTTCTACCCGGCAATAAGGGGATTATGGAAGCACCAGAGTTGGATGAGAACGGAAAGGAAACAGGAAAAATATTGAACTTCTGCCCCAATGGGTGGAGTGATGAGGAAGGGGCTAAGGCGTGGATCATGAAGACCCGTGAGAAATTAGATAAGATCGAGGACAAGTCCTTCTTAAACTCATTCATCAAGCAGTACCCCCTTGACATACAAGAGGTCTTCTCCTTTAGCGCAGAGGGAAACTTGCCCAAGCACATTATCGATAAGCTGAATACCCAAGAAAGAATCATCTTAAGTTCTAAGCCAGCCATCGATACTTCTATTTTATATCGTGATGTAAATGGAATCATTCAAAAGAGGCCAGATAATACCAGCAAGATGAAGTTCTTGCACAGCCCTGAGCCCGGCCATACTTACATCGCAGGGATTGACCCCATTCCATTCATCAGTAAGAATATGGGTGATGGTTCTAAGCAGGGAATTGTAATTAAGGATATCGATTTAAATCGGTATGTAGCCCACTATGCAGAAAGGGACTCAGATCCTGATCAGATTGTCAATAATATGATCATGCTCCAGGAGTACTACAATAATGCTGTGGCGATGATCGAGATAAACAGGGGTGGTGTTGTACTAGAGAAGTACAAGCAATTGGATAAATTAGGTCTACTGGCTAAGAAGCCCATATATCTAGGTAAGAACTTCTCAAAGAGCGATGGCTCCTATGGTTACTATAAGAATGACCACAGCTCAGAGAGGGGTAATACGTACTTGATCGAGTACTTGAATAAGCACTCAGAGGAGGTATGGTTCCTAGAATTCATTGAGGAAGCCAAGAATTACTTGGTAGAGAATACGGATTTGATCGATGCCGTTGTGGCCTGCGAACTGCTCCATAGAAATATGGTGGAGCGTTATAAACTACAGGAAAAGAAGTATACTCCAACAGAAAAGGAGATTCCTATGCTAGAGTACGTTAACGGAAGATACCAGAGGGTATGGAAGAAGGTGAAGATTTAATCTCCTTCTCAACTTTTAAATACATCAATAGACGATAGACAAGATCCATCGTCTCCTCATCCACAATACCTCTTTCATCCAGAGTGTAAGGCACCTTATACATCTTGCGGGGCTTGATGTGTACAGCTATGTACTCAGCGTGTAGGAATAAGGATACCTTATGATTTAAGGAGGGCACAATCACATTACACGATCTCTCGTAAGTCATGAGCTTGCACATAAAGATTGGCCTCTCCATTAATAAATCTCGTACAGCGTATAAGATAAATCTTAAATTTACCTTAACCTCTGGGTACAGACGATTTAAAATAATCGCATCTGTGGCGGCTGTATTGTCTCGATTAATTTCTGACATTCGCTTATGAAAAATTGGTAGTTTAAATCCTTCTTTTTAATTGGAGTAATCTGATTGAATGGGATGGTTTGGTATCC